GGAAAGTAATACAAATGTTCGTCTAAGGTCGTTAATCTTAGACCGACTTTCGTCAGCTATATGTCGCCATATAGATCAGACCATATCTTCACCCTATTTCTAGGGGCTGTGCGCTTCGGACTACTTAGCCCTACTCCATTTCTGGATGGTCGTTGCACCTTCCTCTTTCGAGGCTTGGCTCAGGATTGTCTACTAGAGATGTTCCCTGAGTTCACACAGTTTATTTTGACAGATTACTCTGAAAAGACACCATCACTTAATGTCTGCAACACTCTCTTTTTTCCCGACCTGATCATATGTAGTATAAGTCGTCATAATTGTTTCCTTTCAATGACTTACGTCATTAAACTAAAGTTAAGATTGAAGTGGAAAGACTAGGTTTCCCAACGTGCCATAAGGGCATCTGCAATGTCATCCATGCCACCGCCATACTTAGGATTATCTCGAAGTTTTTGCTGTGCCTTTTGAGCATTAGCCTTCTTAATCTGAGTTTTGGTGGGTGGGGATTTCTTAGAACTCAAAACTTTGGTCTTCTTTGTCTTTTTGATCACTTTTGCTTTTGCCTTCTTTGATTGGGCCGTTGCTTTAGATTCATCATAAAGACGCGCCTTGTTAATCAGCATGATCACATTTGGATCTGTGTACTGATCGACTTCGTGTTGAGGTAGACCGTTCTTGACTGCATACGTCCTGATGTCGTTGTACATGTCGTTGCCCCAGTCTGGCATTGTGTCCTCGAGCACACGAATACAATCTTTCGCGGCTGCTTGAACTGCAGACTGACGCTTCGCTTGCATATCATTCAGCAAGGCGTTGCTTTCTTCTTCGAGGAACTTTACATCCTCTTCGGCCTGTTTCGCGTCCTGTCTCAGTTGGGCAAATGTCTCACTGTCCATCTGTGTTTGAGCGATCATCATGTCCATATCGGAATATGGCTTCAATCGTTCTTTGGCGCGATCTAAGAGTTTATGGTATGACGCTGTAGTCCTCGCAAAGTCTTCTTCTGCGATTTTACGTTGGTCGGCTAAGTCTTGAGACTTTCGGGTGAGAGATGCTTCCTGCCCTGCCAGTCGTTTCAGATCCTTTACAGATACCTGTTGAGTCTCACCGTTAACTTTGACTTCGACGATTGTATCGTCCGAGGCGACTTTCACTTCTTCAGTGTCTTCGTCTTCCTCTTCGTCCTCGTCGTCGACTTCTTCGTCTTCGGCTACATCTTCCTCTTCGTCAGGGTCTGCTTCATAATCCTCGACTTCTTCGAGATCGTCTGCTTCCTCAGTTTCAACTTCTTCTACGTCTGTCTCAGCGACGTCTTCAGTTGTTGCCTCCACTTCTTCGTCTTCAGATGGCTTTTCAGCGTCTTCCCAACGATTTAGGATGGCGTCAGCCGCGTCACTGAGATCCAGTGCGCGAGGTTCAGATTCGGTCTTTTGCACGTCTGACATGGTGCTATTCGTCCTCTTCTTGGCTAGTGTCGCCTTGTTCTTTAATGCTATCTCGCACCGCGACCTTATGTTTAAAATGGTTCACCACGTCGACTAATGCTCGATAATGGCGATAGGTTTCCTCACGTTTTTCAGTCTCGTGAGGCTCAGTGTTGACAAAGACTTTGAATGCCTCGTCAACAAGTTCATTAATAGTGACGTTGAAAGTCGAGGATCCTAAGATTTGCTCGGCATCATCGCCCTGTTTAATCATTTGCTCTTCTTGTGTAGTCATGGTTTTCCTATCCGTTAGGGCTTGCTATGGCTCGGACGTCTTCAGCATTTCTAGCGATCTCGAGTTCTTCGAGGTTCACCATTTCTTTATGCTGTTGTTGGCTCTCTTGGAGATCCATCTTGTCCGACTTAAGGGCGTAATCTTGCTCGGCCTTGAGTTTATCAAGTTCGAGTTTCATACGACCAATCTCTGCTTCATAGGCTGCTTTCTGTTCTGCAACCTGAGTTTGACGATCAGAAATCTCCAGTTGCTTCTGCGCCATTTGCATCTGCATCTGTTGATTTGGATCTGGTTGTGGTGGTGGGATCATCTTCGGATCTTTCAAGAAGTCAGCTACGTTCTTGATCCCAGACATATCGAGGATCTTAGCAAGCATCTGATGCTTCTGTTCTGGTCCGTACATGCCGCCTAAACTTGGGTCCGAAGAGAACAGTTGATGAAAAGCAAGATACTTTTGGATCTGTGTTTCCTGTTCACCGTAACCAAGGTTGAACTCAACCATCACGTCACGTTTGTCTGACCAATCTGCAGGTGTGACACTCACATAGGTTCCTGCTAACTCTACGATCTTCTCTTCTGTCTCATTCTCTACGCAGATCTGGTAGACTTTAAGAAAGAGAGGTTTCAAGAAGTTGTTGGCGAAGTTTCGAGCAATGATCTTTTGCCGTTGTTGGCTCATGCTTGCTAGTTGTTCGACCATTGCGGCTGAGTTTTGGTGACTGATGGCATCCTTGTTTAAGCCTCTGGAAAGACGAGAAACACCACTTGTATCCTCTTTGTCTTGGTCCAACATGCTTATCGTTTGGAAAACAAATGGATTGAGGCTTGCTTGTGGCATCGGGTTGATTGCGTCGGGCCTAGTCACATTGACAATGCCGCCAACGCGATTGTCGATGAGTTCGCGTGGGTTAGTCAAACCACCTTTGACCACTGTGTATCTAGGGTTGTTTGTTACCATAGCATGGTCGAGGATGGAGCGTGTTAGAACTGTACGCGCATTCTGTATCGCAACTAGTTTGTCAGCAAAGTTATTGCCGTGAAAAGCATGTGGAATAGGCAAAGGCACGAAAGCCACGAATGGCAATCTTGAAACCTCTTCGCACTCCAACAAAGTACCGCCAGATTTGACTATACGATAAAGAGAACACATCCCCTCTCCGTACTTATCGAGTTCCATGAAAGCCTCGACGACTGTCACCTGTCTGGACATCTTTTGGTTACTGTTTGCACTGAATCCTCGGTCTGCGCCGATCTCGTTAAAACGCGATAAGATCTCTGGATCATTGTCGAAGTCATTGTCTTCGTCGTTGATGTCCATGACTACGTCTTCGTCATATCCCATCTCGATTAGGTCAGAGAGTGACTTCTTGGTTCTGTGTGCCAGAAACATGGCGCTATCTAATGATTTACACTGGGGTTCAATGAGGAACTCTTCGGGTGCAACGGCTTCTATCTTGACCTGTGAAGTGTCTCTGTAAATCCGTAGTTGACCACTGTTTAATCCATATTCTTCGTCTGTCTCGATTTGTTCGATCTCAGTCATCTCGTCTGCAAGACGCATGTCGAGTTCTTCTTCTGTAAGATCCTCGATGTCTTCTAGGTGACTGTCAGTCTTTTGCTCCCAGTAGACTTTACACAGTCCGGCTCTGGCAATCAGACCATCGTGAATCACGGTTTGCATCGTTTCGAAAAGATTGTTTTGTCGGTGAAGGACGTAATCTGTGTACTCAGTAGCTAAATCAGCCATCTGTACGTCATCGACATTTTGAGGTGTGAAGCGAAGAGTTTTGTTACCTGTGCTAAAAGTCTCAAGTAGTGCAGCCTTCATTGACTCGACGGCATCGTAGACGTCCTGACTGACATACTTTGAGTTACCGTCATGTGCAGGTTTAGGTAGATGGGCTGAGTAGTAGTCCATAACCTTTTGGCGTTCCTTAGACAGTTCACTGTCGTAGTAGCCTATTGATCGTCTCAAGTTCTGATCGACTAATGAGAGGATCTTCTCGTCATCAAGTTTTTGTAATTCTTCTGATTTCATATCTAAACCATCTCAATGTAAAATTCATCGACTGCATCTATTGGTGTCCACACACCTTCGTGAATGTGATTGGCGAGTGCTAAACTCATCACACAGTCGTCATAGCATCCAGATTCAGCCTCCATTCCACCGCTATTGTTGACGATGTATGTGAGCATTTCTCGGATAGTGACCTTGTCGTTAAGTTCGATTGTTCCATCCCTAGACGCTGCTCGAAGTTCATCGATGACCAGTGGTTTAGTTTTGGAGGTGGTTGTGAAACCGAGTTTTACGGTCTCTTTATCTGTAAGTTTATCAATTTGGATCTCGGTGTAGAAGTTTGGATAAGCCATGTCCTTGCCGAGCCTTGTGCAGGTCAGTATGCCGTGACTGTTGTTCTCTACGATTATGAGAGCCTCGTTGAAGAACTCACCGAGAGCAAAAAGAACTGTTGCAAAGTAGTCAGGATGTACTCTGGCTCGATATGTGGCTACTTGCCTTTTCTTCGAGTCCAAGACTTGCGCGACAGACCAGTCGCCACCAGACACACCCATCGCAACATCTGCGCCAATAGTGTATCTCTCTCCGGCATCATGTTTCTTGTAGAGTGATAGTTCACCTCGAGGGTTTTCTAGCCACTCATCGCCTTCGAGCGCCAATCTATTGATAGGATCTGGAGCATCGTCGAGAGCCTCTTGTAAGGTCTCTGGGCTAAACACTGGTCTACCAGTTGTAAGGAAGGCTTCGTCAGCCTCGATAGGATACTCTTGTCTAAATAGATCAATTCCGTTCTGAGCGATCTTACGTCGTCTAAACATGAGTTGCTCATCATCGAGTCCATACTTCTCAACTAGTTCTTCCTCTTCTGGTGTCTGTTCGAAGTTCTCAGGAACTGGTTCCCGATAGTCGGGGTCCAAATGCCAAGGAATGAACACAGGGATGTATCCGTTGGTTCCCTCGACGGCTCCTCGCCACAAGTCATAGAAAACACCACTAACACCGTTAGCCGTGCTCTCTACAAAGATCGCAGTTCCCTTTTTGTTTGGGACCGCTTGTGTGAGGCCGTTCCAGTTCTCTAGCGCCGTGGACTTAGACCAGAACGCTATTTCAGAAGCATGAACATGGGTTAAAGTTTCACCTCGACCAATACTTTCACCACCTGCCGTAGCCACGACATAAGAACTGTCTAAGACGTCAAATGTAAGTTCACGGCGAGATGAGTATTTAGTGTGAGGCTTGAGTAACTCAGGACAGTTCTCATGATACCTCTTCGTCATATCAAACAAGGCTCGAGTACTGTCAGAATGGTGAGTAATCACCAGTGCCTTACAAGCCTTCCGTTGAGACACATTGTGGTAGAGATAACCACCGCAATAGGTGCTAAGACCTTGCTGCCTCGCCTTAAGGATTATGATACGAACTTTGCCCTCAGACTCTAACTGTTTGTCCACTGCATCTTGAAGTAACTTCTGTGCAGGTTTGAGATTGAGAGACTGTATGTCTCCGTCTTTAGTTCTAATCTTTAGGGCTGATTTTGCGTAGAAATCGAAGTCATCAAATAGTCGTTGTCTGACTGCTTTAAGTTTCTTGTTCATCTTGCTCTTCTTCTTCATCGCTGTCTAACAGCGACTCCAAGAAGGCTTCGGCCTTACCGATTGTGACTTCGCTCTTAGCGGCAGGTTTTGTCTTAGTGAAATCCAAGACCATTCGAGCCGCTGTAAGGCGGTCTCTATTCTGTGCAGGTTCGCGCATTATCTCGACGGCTGTCTTTAATGCTTCGACTGCATACTCGTCGTCGATATCGTGTTCTTTAGCCATTATCGCAACAATCCTTTCAGCATCTGCTTTTGCTTGTTTTCTGATCGGCTTGATCATTTCTGCAGTGTAACCGTCGGGAGTTCCTCTTGGACGTCCTGCATTTTTCTTAGGCTTTGTTGACCATTGCTTTCTCAATGCTCGGCCTTCTGGTGTAGACATAAGTTTGGAGAAGTAGTTCTGACTTCCCTTTCGTACCATGTTTGGGTTCTTTAGTTCCTTCTCGGGTGATTTCTTCCGAGGGTTCTTTGGTGCGCCCATATAAGTCTCCTTATGTAGAAAAGGCCCCGAAGGGCCTCTCTTAAGCGGTTAGGATGCCGTTTGGCATGACCTCTTCATCAGGTTCCTCGAGTCCGAGGGCTGCTAACATTCCCATGCCCATAGTAACGGCTAGGATTGTAGCAAGTGGATGTGAGTAAAACTGAATTGTACTGTTTGCCTTTTTAAACTCATCTCTAATTAATTTAGAATTTAGAGGCATGAGATCTTTGGCTAACTTTGGATTCATCATGTACAACCACATTGGGTCTACTGACAATTCTGCACCTGACTCCATGTACCTTTTAAACTTTCTAGCATCACGGTCTGAAGCCTTAATCGCTTTAGTGTATGCGTTGTATTGAGCAGTACTTGTAGCACTTTCACGATCTTGCTTAAGTTCGTTTAGGTGTTCTATGTAAGTGTGATAGGGACGAACTCTAGTCTTAATATCAGGATTACTTTGAACGTAAGTATCTGCAGACTCTTGTACGGAAATAATCTCGGCTATCAGTGGATTATCATAAGGATCTGCACCTTTTGCTTCAATAATCGGACGTAAGGCTGAATTAATGTAAGAGTTCTTAGAACCAATGCTCTCGAATTTATTAGACATAGGGTTGCTTATATACTCAGGCTGTCCTCTCTTACTTACACCATCAATATTACCCAAAGTTATGCCGTGAGCCATCTCGTGAAGTAATGTGCGAAGTGCATCAAGAGGAGTTCTCTTTTCGCCTTTGTAAGTACCTCCGGCTTTAATAGCAAAAGCCGTACCTGCAAAACCTTTACCGAGTGCATCGGGTCTGAAAACACCAAGAGCGTTTCCTCTGCCAGTTTCTTTCTTTAGAGCATATCCAGAGTTTACTAACTTAGTAGTAATGCCGAGGAGTTGAGCAACCTCAAGAGCCGTGTCTATGTCTTGGATACCGTTCTCGTACTTCGAACCAACCTTACCAATCTCAATAATTGCTTTAGCTTCTGGAAGGTTCTTTTTTACTTCTGGTCCTGTTGCCTTTTTTGGCTTTGGGTTTGCTTTAGGTTCTGGAGGCGTTTGCGGTGCCGTTGGAGGGACTGTTGGAGTCGTAGTTCCTCCGGTCCCGACACTAGGTCCTCCTCCACCTTGGGGATCTGTTTTTGGCTTTGGGTCATTCTTTGGCTTCTTCTTGTTTGCGTTAGCCTTACGAGCGGCTTGCTGCATCTCTACTCTATTTAAATAGGGGTTGAGGTACTGTTCTGCAAGGTTTTTGTCTTTTAGTTTGCCTTTAGCGTCACTGATAATCGACTTTAGTTTCTTCACAGAGTCTGAGCCTAAATTAAGACGCATGTCCCCTATCGCCTGTCTCAAAGTTGCTTTATCGACAGTAGATGCTTGGGCTTGGTCAATCTGAGCACCTAAATTGTCAAGAAAAGCGTTGTTATCGTCAATTCCACTTTGAACTCGAGCAGGTCTTGGAGCGACTGGCGTTGTCTGCCCAGGTGGTAGAGGACTACCGCCTTGTGGACCTTGTGGAGGTGTCTGTTGTGGCGGTCTTTGTATCATATCTTTGATCATGCCAATAACAGAATTTAATGGTCCTTCCTGTTTACTCATCTTACCAGTCTGAAGCATTTGCCTATATTCGTTGATGGCTCTTAGCATTATGTCGCCATCTGGTCCTACAGTTGCAAACCTTTGCTCTTGTCGCGTTAGGATCTCATCAATCATCTGATCGATTTCCCGAGGTGTCATATTCTGTTGGATCTCTGGATTTACTTCAGTAATACCTTCGAACACTTTACCTCTTGGAGATGCAGGGTTAGGCGGCAAACCTTGGTTGTACTGAGCGACGAAAGCCGCTGCGTTTGCCTCTTTATCCGCTTGCTTCTTAGCGTTTGCCTGTTGTTGAGCGGCAGCCCTAAGAGCGGCTGTACGCCCTTCGACTTTGGGTCCTGTCGGATCGTCCAACCCTGCTTTCTTCCGGTTCTTCTTGATGAAGGTGTTTACCTTACTTCTTCTGCCTGTCACGGCGTCAATTGCTCGACCACCTACAACGGCAGGTATTTGTATTGCTAGAGTTTGACCTCCAGTAGCGGCAGCCGCACCCATGTTGATGTTTCCAGTGAGCAACCCTGCAGGAGTGTAAGACCTGCCAAAACGAGGG